TATTTGTTCCAGCCTCTTGAAATGACCAATGGTCTGTTGAAGATGCGCCTAACCTTAAAACAGCATAATCTGTAGAGCGGTAAATGCTAACTTCTTCCCCTGAGCCTAGATTGAATGCCGCACTTCCATCAACAGTCAAACCATCGCTGGTCACAGTACCCGTTACGTCGATGCCTGTGGCGGTGGTGGCTAGTTTGGCTGAAGCATCATGATAAAGAGTTACTGCCCCATCTTCTGCTAAAACAATAGAAGTTTCTGGGGTGCCAGCACCGTTGTCATTCTTAATCTGAAAGTCACCGCCAGACCGATAAAAACCAGTAATGTTTGCAGAGTTATAAGCAAGCTCTAATTGAGGGGTTGTTGTGCTTTGTATATAAGCTACGCCAGAAACAGTTAAACCATCCACTGAGGCTGTACCCGTTACGTCAACACCTGTGGAGGTGGTTTCAAACTTTTTAACGCCGCCATAATACAAGTCAACTTGTGCAGAGCCTTCTGCTCTGATGTAGTTTGAGCCAGCATCGTTTTGCACATAAAAATCTTGACCTTTAAGCAAAAGAACGCCGTTGGCAACTTGCTGAATAATGCCTGAGCCACCGTCACTGTAAATCTGTAGGTCAGAGCCAGCACCGAAGATGGCCTTGTCGTTGTCGCCGAATGACACGTCACCAGTGAACGAGCCTGTAGTGAAGTTACCTGCCGCAGGCGTAGTCCCACCGATAGTCGTCCCGTCGATAGTTCCGCCGTCAATGTTGGCTGTTGTAGAGCCGCCGTATGTTACTTTGACGTTGCCCCCAGAGCGTACAGCGATAAGCGTGTCGCCCCCTTGAATCACACCGCCGTCTGATAATTCGCTGATTTTAGACATCTGGATAACCTTCTAAATAGTTGAGTTAATTTTACACTATACCGATTAGCTTGGCTTGCTAGGCCATGTGACCTCTGACTTGTCAGTCACGCTTGCGTTACTTGTGGGCATGTCTCTTAGTGCTTGCCGATACGTTGCCCACTCTGCTTTTTGAGCAGTCGTCAAAGGGCTGTCTGGCATTTGCGTCCAGTCGGTTCGCACCAATAAGTCATCGCGCTTTCTGCGTATTTTTTCCCAATCAATCATCGGACACCTATTACTGTGACATCACATTTGCTTATCGCTATCTTGTCCTGACTGAAGCCAGTATCAAAATTTGTGACGTTTGCCTTCACATAGAAAAACTGCGAGCTAGTTATTGCCGTGTCACTGAAACCGATGAGCGTTGCACTGAACTTTTCATACTGCGCGTTTGTGTCGTTAAACGTTGGATGCGTGTAGTAGTATGTGTCTAGTCTACCCGTACCGCCTGATGGTGACGTGTTTATAAATACCTCGACCTCTGGCAAATCACCACCGTCGTCATCCCAGTTCGTTGACTGAATGATATTCCACTCCAGCTTTACCAATACCAGTGGCTTGTGACCTAGAGACGTATCAGATGGGGCTGGTAAATTGACGCTTTTCACAACTAAATTGCTATCTTGTGGCGCAACAAAAACTGAACTGACTATAGAGCCTGTGATGTTTTCGATAACGCCCGCAGTCAAGCGGTCAATATTGACCCCTCCCTGCTGTATAACACCTGTCGTAATCGTGCCTGACGCAATTAAGTCGCCGTCAATTTCAACATCTGCATTGAATGTAACTACACCTGTCGTTGTGTCTACCGCAAACGGCGTTGTGGTCTGTGTCTCGTCATCTGATACCAGTGCAAACTGGTCAGCCTGAATCGTAAAGCTAGAGCCACTGGCATCTGCTGTCGCCTTAAAACCTGAGATATTCCCACCAGCACTGACAGTCAAAAACGCTTCTGCTTCGAGGTCAGTGATTGCTGTTGCGTTAGCCGCCGCTGTTGTCGATGCGCCAGACGCTACGGTCGCGGTCGCCGCGAGGCCAGTACTAGGGTCGTTAATGGTAGAGGTCAGCGAGCTAATGCTTGAAGCGTTAGACGTGATGTTACCCTCAGCCGTAGTGACTCGCGTTGTAAGTCCAGACACTGCTGTGGCATTGGTCGTGATATTGCCTTCAGCAGTCGTCAGGTCAGACTGTAGCGTTGTGATGTCACTTGCCTGACTGGTAATCGTACCTTCTGCACTAGTAACTCGTGTATCTAGTGCAGAGATAGCAGACGCATTCGTACTGATGTCGCCTTCAGCAGAGGTAAGGTCTGACTGTAGGCTTGTGATGTCTGACGAGTTTGACGTGATGTTACCTTCGGCTGTCGTAACCCTTGTTGTCAGTCCGCTAATCGCCGTCGCATTCGTGCTAATATCACCCTCAGCCGATGTCACATCTGATTGCAGTGTCGTGATGTCTGACGCCTGTGACGTGATAGTACCTTCAGCACTGGTCAGGCGTGTATCAAGTCCACTAATAGCTGTGGCGTTGGTGGTGACGTTGCCATTAGTCGTGGTCAGGCTAGTCTCTAGCGACGTGATATCAGAGGCGTTTGTGCTTATGTTGCCCTCTGCCGTAGTCACTCGCGTAGTCAGGTTTGTCAGTCCTGTCGCGTTAGCCGTAATGTCGCCCTCTGCCGAAGTGAGGTCAGATTGCAACGTGGTCACATCGGAACTGAGGCTAGTGATAGTGCCTTCTGCTGATGTCACACGGGTTGTCAGTCCACTAATCGCAGTGCTATTTGTGCTGATGTTTGTCTCAGCACTATCTAGCTCTGACTGCAGGGTGGTGATGTCCGAGGCTTGAGAAGTTATTGACCCCTCTGCTGTAGTGACACGAGTCGTAAGGCTAGTAATTGCGCCTGCGTTAGTTGTAACCTCACCGTCCAATGTAGACAGGTCGGACTGCAATGTTGTGATATCTGATGCCTGAGAGGTGATGCTACCCTCTGCACTTGTTACGCGAGCATCTAAGGCGTTAGTCGCTGTGCTTGTTGCGCTGGCTACGTCAGTCGGCAAGTTCAGCAGTAGCTCGCCACCCGCTTCTGTTTGGATAACATTGTCTGACTCGTCTTGTATTGTAGTCAGGTCATCAAGCGATGCTTCTAGCGTCGTGATGTCACTAGCACTCGATGTGATGTTTCCTTCTGCTGTTGTGACACGTGTACTGAGTGATGAGATAGCACTAGCGTTAGCGGCGACACCTGTACTGCCGTCGTTCACTGTAGTCTCTAGGGCCGTAATGTCAGACGCTTGCGAGGTAATGCTTCCCTCCGCTGTCGTGACCCTTGTGTCTAATCCAGATATGGCCGTTGCGTTAGCCGCCACGCCTGTAGAGCCATCATTAACCGTTGTCTCTAACGCTGTGATGTCCGAGCTATTCGTTGTGATGCTACCTTCTGCGGTAGTTACTCTCGTAGTCAGTGCTGTAATGGCAGAGGCATTAGTTGTGATGTCGCCTTCTGCCGAGGTCATATCTGACTGAAGCGTAGTCACATCGCTGGACAGGCTAGTGATTGAGCCTTCTGCGCTAGTAACCCGAGTATCTAGTGAACTAACCGCAGAGGCATTAGCCGCGACACCCGTGCCAGCGTCATTGACCGTGGACTCTAGTGCAGTGATATCTGTTGCGTTGGTAGTGATGTCACCTTCGGCAGTTGTCACCCTAGTCGTCAAAGCACTCAACGCATTAGACGTAGCGACAACACCTGTACTCGCATTGTTGACTGTGCTTTCCAGCGCCGTAATGTCACTGGCATTAGTCGTGATGTTGCCCTCAGCGGTTGTCATGCGGGTTGTAAGCCCACCGATTGCCGTTGAGTTGCTAGTAATGTCTCCCTCTGCTGTCGTCATATCCGACTGCAAGGTAGTCACGTCACTGGTGATGCTGGTGATGCTACCCTCTGCCGAGGTGACGCGAGTAGTCAGGCTTGATATCGCTGTAGCGTTTGTCGTGATGTCAGTTTGTGCCGTAGAGATATCTGACTCAGCAGTACTAAGGCTCGACTGTAGTGTCGTGACATCGCTAGACAGTGAGGTAATTGAGTTGCCCTGACTTACTGTGGTCGTATCGAGTGCGCTGATAGCTGTCGAGTTGGCGCTGATGTTTGAGTTTGCTGTATTTAGCCCTGACTGCAATGTCGTAATCGCCGACGCATTGCTTGCAATACGCGGGTCAGCCAAACCTACCCACTGACTTCCATCCCAGTAGTAAGGCTCATTGTTGTCGTCTGAGTCATACCATCGAGAGAAGTCAGGGATAGGGTCAGGGATTCCACCGACACCAGCAACAGGCGGCGATGCCTGTACGAAAATATCACTCGTGCCGCTGGTCAAATCGACGACAGTGCTTTCAAGGTTTGACAGGCTAGTCTGTACAGTAGAAATACTGCTATTCAGTGTGGTGTTGCTTTCGTTGACGAAGATAGCAACGTCGCCAAGGTTCTGAATAAGTACGTCTTGCCCTGTCTCCAAGTCTAGTACGTCACCCGACTCGACCTGCACGTTTAAGACATCAACTGATTGAGCCGCACCGTTTATCAAAGATGCAACCGATGACTCAATCTCTGTAATGGTTACTGCGCCACTTGCTATCTGGCTTGTGCCAACAGCGTTATCGGCTATCTGGTCAGAGCCAATCGCGTCGTCTGCGATGTCACTAGAGGTAGCGAGTAACGATGTTGCGCTAACTTGTGTCGTATATGCTGATTTATTGCCTGAGAAATCGACAGCACGCAGGTGGAAATAACGTGTTGCTTCGCTTAATCCTGTTGCAATGTACTCCTCGCCACCGACTTTAGCCGTAGGCGATGCACTAACAGAGGGCGTTGCACTACTTGTTGTGACGTGTACTTCAGTAAATGCGTAGTCAATATCGGTCGGATTAGTCCACTCACACGTTATCTGATTAATCCCTGCCGTCAGCGTGACCCCTGTTGGTGCGCTTGGTGCAGTCGTGTCCCCATTTAGTGCGCGATTAATGATGCTCGTGCCAGTGCTTTTTACGCCAATAAGGTTCTGGGCTTGCACTAAAAAGTCATAATTGCTTGCGAGGTCTAAGCCTTCAAGCAGTGCGCGTGTCTGACGTGTCTGAACCTCGAAGTATTCTGTCGTGCCGTTCTTGTTGTAGCGAACAGTATAGAACTCGATGAAGGCGTCATCTGGCTCTGTCCACGTTAGCTCAATCGTCGATTTCAGGCGACCATCGGGGCCGCGTAAGCCAATCTCTGTCCCCGTCAAATTCGTGACGTTATCGACCGTTCTGCCGTCGTATAAGTCCAGCTCACCGCCAGATAAAAAGTCCTCTTCGTCGGATGTACTCCAATCGTAAACCGCAGAGGCTGTCTCAATACAAGTGAGGTTGACGCCTAGCGAGCCGCCGTCAGCAATAGCTAAGGAGTAGTCGATGACCTCAAACACTTTAGAGCTATACCCGAGGCGCTCATTAGTGACGTTAATTGTGTCACCGACCTTAACGCGTAAGCCCTTGAGGTTGACTGACATCGTAATGATGACTTGCTGACGTGACTTCAATAGCGCAATTTTGGCAAGCCGCTGTGCCTGTATGTTGTTAGTGACAAACGGCAGGGGCATGTCAAGGTATATCGGGTCGCCGTCTTCTGTGGCGTATGTAGAGCTAATCTGAGCAGGGTAATCCAATACCTTGTAGTTCTTCTCCTCAGATACAAAAATGCCCTTAACGCCGTTATAGACGCCTCTGCGCGACTGTTTAGTCTGCGTCTGTACGTCCGATATGCAGTCAGCCTCGTCAAACGTAACGGTAGGCGTTTTGTACTCAGCGCCTTCGACGAAATACTTTCCGCCCGAATAGGTCATCTTGCCGCCCATAGCGGACAGCATTTGTTCGATGTTGGCTCTTATTTGATTGGCAGTATCTATGACGCCGTTCAGTCTATAGCGGTCTTGTGTGCCGCCACCGTCTAACGATATCGACTCCTCACAAAGGTCAGCCGCCGCCTCCAACGTCGTCGTGTCGATTAGCGTGTAGTCTTCTGCAAGGCCGTAGGAGCTAACCAAATAATCACGGACACACAGAGCAGGGTTTTGTGAGTACGTCCATGTGGTGGCATCTGTGGCGCTCTGACTGCCTACGCGAGGGTCATATACCTTTTTGCCTTTGAGTACTGCGCTGATGTTAGGTACACCCTGCGGGAATTTGTCGGTGTCCCATTCAAGTTTGAAAGCAATATAGGCAATACCTGACAGCTTATGGTCAGTAGTCCACTGTACGTTTGAGTTTACAAGGTCAGTCGAGGCTGTCTGTGTAGCAGTACCGTACTTGCGGTCTATGGTGACATAAGTACCCCAGTCGCTTTGAAAGCCGCCACTGAGCGTCCATACTTTTTTGTCGTTGAACCAAATCTCTTCGTAGCTTTCTATCTCGTGACTAGCAAAGGCAATAGCCATGTGTAGATATTTGTTGTCATCGCCTGAGTGCGAGATAAAGACGACTTGACCGCCAACTCGCATTTGTCCGTACACAAGTTGGCGTGAACTTGCGGGGTTACGTGTAGTCTGTGTGATTCCTCTAAGCTGTGCGCCTAGATTTGGCTTTGGTGCTAATGCACGTGATACAGCAGACAATCCTGCACCTAAAGCGAACGCGCTTGCGGCGGCGGCCCATCCAATGCTGAAAGTGCCAGCGGCAATCATCGCTGAACCAATAGATGCTAATCCTGCGATTGCCGAAATTGCCATAGTATTACCCTAGAACTTTGCTGAATACCGTCTCTATTTCCGTAAAGCCGAGGCGTTCCATAATCGGGTCGAATGGCTGATGCGTCTTGGTGTTAACGTGTAGCTTGGTCACACCTTCTGCTTGTAGAGACTCCATAGCGAATTTTACCAGCTTTAGGCCAGTCAATCCCCTACGCGCTGACTTTCGCAAGAAGATGATGTCGTTGTTAGCAAACAAGTGGTCTTTGTAGTGCAGTGAGCGGCTGACAATGACAACAAAATAGCCCATCAGCTTGTCGTCTTTTCTAGCCGTGTAGACACGCAAGGCATTTAATTCATCAAGTCGTGCGTACTCACGCCAGTCAGGATTTAGCTTAATGGTCTCTTTGTTTAGAGCTATCTCTTCCCAGTGGTCTTGAAGCAATGGCTCAATCTCGCGCCGAACCTTTGCCAAGTTTTCTAGTGCAAAATCCATAGCAATCCCTTATTCAAGTATTTCTGGCTGTGCGCGAGTGTCGCCGCCACGACCGCCTCCGCCAGAGCCGCCACTTCCAACGATAGCCCTGCCCCACACAATCTCTTTCTCTGCCATCTCCGCGACAAATTCCAAGCCTTTATCGGTTGGGTAATCAATCTTCTGGTCTTCGGCTGTATAGCGTCTAACGCGAGTGCGCTCAAACTCAATCAAGCGGTTTTCAACTGTGACCTGTATGGTCGCTGTCTCGCCACCATCGTTAATGACCATCGTATCCATGAAGCCGCTAAACACGACAACAGGGTCAGAAATAACACCATTGGCCGCATCCATAGCGCCAAGCAATACTTTTAGCTCACGTCCCTGATAGTCCTCGTCACGGGCTTTTGAAAGTAAAGGGCTTGTGACGCCTGAGAGGGTGACGGTAATGCCGTTAGCTGATAGCTCTGATGTCTCTGCAATCTCGCCAATGCTAAGTAGCGAACCCGCACCAACGTAATCAACGCTGTCTACTGTAAGGTCGCCAATGCCGCTCCAGAGGTTAAGATTCCCTGAGTCGAATGCACACTGTACTAGAGTTATAGGGCGTACAAGGTCGGCGATAACTGCCGACTGCATCCCCGTGGTTAATGACCTGCTCATATAGCCTCAACGCAAGCAAAAGTGAAACCGTACAAACTAGCCTGATTGATGTTCCATGCAATCTCATTACTAGCTAGTCGCCATGTGCCTACGGGCAGAGTAAAGTCCAAAGTGGTTGATGTAGATATAGCAGTGCGGAGCGGTGGCATTATATCAATGCTCGATGCCGCTGTGTCGGTCACAATGTACAAAGCACCACCTATTTCAAAGTAATCACCAGCAACTGCACCTGTCGTTGTACCCGTCACGGTCGTAGCACCCTTTGTGCCTGCCGTAATCGTCCCTGTAGCGGTCGTATTGTGTAAGGGGTTGCCAAGGGTAAAGGTATTTGCCTGACCTCGTAGAGCGGCAAAGAAACCCTCCACCTGCTTTGCGTCACTGCGCTTAAGTGGTGGCAATGTGACCTCTGCTTCCCACCTAACACCCTGATGCTGATAAGTCTGTTGGTCATAGGTAAACGGTGAGGTACTTATTGACGTCGCCGACCGAAGCCGCATCGTCATGCTTTGTATGCCTACATTAGGAAATGCCGCCATTACGCCGTCCCCATTGCTCTGCTGAATGAACCGCCTCGCATTCTAGCATCAGCGACTGCTGACTTGGCCGCGTTGCTAATCTGTGGCAGTAGGTTAGCAATCTCAGCACGTACGGTTTGCTGTACGCCTGTGGTCACGTTGATGTTCTGTACTACTGTTACACCGCCACCGCCTAGCGCGTTGTTAGGTACGACTGTACCGTTACCTGCTGGCACCATAAGCTCGGGGCCATTCTCACCGACTAGGTAAGGCCTATTACCTGTAACTGGGCCGCCTAACGCCCTTGGTGCTGGCGGGCCAAAACCGTCGCCGCCCATACGTGATGCATCCTGACTTGGGTCAATCATTTTAACGATTGCGCCGAAAGCCGCGTCAACAATGTACTTTTGAATCAGCATTTGAATGAGGCTGTCGATGACCGACTTAGCCATAGACTTTATAGCATCGCTAAACTTTTGTGCGCCTGTTATAGCCGCTGTAAATGACCTACCTAGACCCGTAATTGCTTGGTCGCCCAGCTTCTCAAGCTGTGGTTGTAGCTCTCCCGCAAGCTCTCTAGTGCGCTGTAGGTTTGCCATGAAAGTCTCAAAGGCAGTCGGTATCCTTTCGCCCGTAGAGTCAGCTAGGTTATCTACTGCGTCGGTAACGCCCTCTATTGTAGGTATTACCCCTTGTATGGTGTCTATTAAGCCTTGAAATGAAACTGGGTCGATTAGGCCAGTGTCACCACTTTCTTGTAGTTTGGCCTGCGCTTCTTGTAAGCGTACTAGCTGACGCTCTAGGCTCCTTAACCTCGTAACGTCCGCCTCCATACTTCGAAAAGTTTCTTTGCCTTTCACTTTTGCTTGAAGCCTTTCTACTTCGGCTGTAACGTCCGCTATCTGCGTTTCTAATTGCTGTGCAGTTTCATCTCCGCCAAAAAAAGCGCGTACAGCGTCTCTAGCTTTTATGATTTCATTTACAGTAGAAATTAGGCCATTAGTTAGCGCCTGAAATCCTTTAACAGCCTTTATCACAGCATTAACAGCTTCGATTGCCAACGCCTTGGCAAACTCTTGAACCCCGCCTTTTGTTTCATCAAAAGCAGAGGCAAGTTTTTCTGTCATTAAGTCAGCGAATGCCCCAATAACTGGCGCAAGAGCCGCTGTGACCTGTTTAATTACCCCGCCGAATAATGACTGCAACCGTGTTAGCGCATCGTTCGCATCTTCAACACCCTTTGCGGCATTAGATGACATAACGACACCAAGCCGACGCGATTCACCGAGCATGTCAGCCAAGCCCTGACGACCTTGCCCTAACGTATTAACAAGCGCCGCACCCTCAGAATCAAACAGCTTGAAGGCTAAACGTAGTCGGTCAGATTCACTTTCTACGTCAGCAAAAGCATCAGCAAGCACCAACATGCGCTCATCAAGTGGCAGTCGAACAAGGGCGCGGGCGTCAATGCCTAGCTCACGGATTGCACCCTTAGCCTCACCAGTACCGACAGCCGCCTCTGACGCTCGACGTGTGAATCGCTGAAGCGCCATGTTCATCGTGTTGACTTCAACGCCTGTTAGTTTCCCTGCGTACTGCAAGGCACTTAAGGCTTCGGTCGTCGTTCCTATTTTCGATGCTGTCTTAGCAAGGGCGTCGGTAGCAATTAAGGAGTTTCGGATGAGTAAGCCGATACCCGCCGCGCCAGCAACACCAACTAGCGCAGTCTTAAAGTTGAAGAATACTTTGGAGAGTTTGCCAAAGGCGGCTTTGATTCCGCGCAAGGCTTTCTGCGTTTGGTCAAACGCTTTGATTACAATGCTTACAGACTCAGTTGCCATCTTTCGACTCGCTCATGATTTTGAAGTAAGCGAGCCACTCATGAAACTCAGTAACCGATATCTGCTCTACTTCTTCGATAGTCTTATGTAGGCGGTCAGCTAGTGCAATGAGATTTAACCTAGACTGACCGCTCCTCAGTTTTTTTCGACATCCTCAATCGACTCGATAGTACCAAACATCTCATTGGCAATACCCGAGACAACCGTTGTCTCTTCCCCCATTAAATCCAGCTTGTCCTCAGCAGAAGTAAACAGCTTATCGCCGTCCTTGCTTTCTGCCTTCATAACAATCAAGTCAACCATCGCGGCGATGCTAGGGTTCTGCATTACCTGCGGATGACGCTTCTGTAACTCGTTGAGGTCGTAGCAGGTGAGCGGACGACAATAAAGGCTGAATGGCCCCTCATCGTCTGCCCACTCCACTACGTCGATTTTACGGCGAGACTGCTTACGTCGCGCACGTAACTCTTTAGCGAGTCCCATTAGTTAGTCGCTTCTGTGATTGCACCTGATACCTGCACAGAGAATGACGCCTCTACTAGACCGTCATACGATGCAGAGATAGTCTTAGCAGTCACAATGCCAGCACCGCCGTAATACTTCTCGCCCGTACCTGTGCCAGTAGGGTGAATTTCCCAGTCGATAGCCGCGCCAGAATCAAGCACCAAGTGCTGTGCGTCTGAGTCATCCCACAATGCGTCGATAGTCAAAGTGGCATCGGTTAGGCTAGACAGGTATGACTTAACTGAGTCACCCATTACAGTGTCCTCAATAGTGTCAGCCGTCTCATCAATAGAGTACGAGCGAACCTCACCAACTGCTGTCTCTGTTCCACCACTAGCGGCAACTTTTACTGAACCGCTTGAGCCTTTATGTGTAGCCATGAATTTTCTCCTTTACGCGTCGCCGCGTGTGTATGAATAAAGAATCTGAACGGTAACGATAACGCCGCCAATGGGGTCTATTGTACCATCATCCACCTCAACGCTAATAACCTGCGTATCTATAGCGTGACCGCCACGCGTCCTATCCTCGTCGAGTTTTTCGTCGATAGCCTCCGCGATTTGATTGCGGGCTGTGTCGATGTTCTTGTGCTTAACAAAGCAAATCAGTTCATAGTCGATAGTGCCATGCCGACTGGTGGCACTTCCGCCCATGCTCGCATCCTCACGCGTCTCATTCGCTGTGCGTACAAGTATCGCGGGAAACTGTGCGTTAGACAGCTTGTCGAAATCAAACGGCTCACGCGTCACCTTTTTGACGTTAGGCGTAGAGATAGCTGACAGTGCCGTCACAATATTGGCGGCTATGTTTTCTCTCACGCTCATAGTTTAAGCCCTTTAAAGTAAACGTCACGGATAGCGCGTGTGTCGCTCTTGTTAAGTCCGAAGAATGGCCGCTTTCGATTGTTCATTGCCGCCTTCTTAGACTCTGCTCTGCTATCAAAGTAAATCAAGCCATCTTGACCACGCAAGCCTGATTGCATCGACTTACGCATTCTGCCAGTG